CAAGTGAACAGATAACACAAAATGATGTGCCTGTAGAAGAGACAACAACTACTACAGACACTCCTCAAACAATCGAACAACCATCAACTGTTGCCAAGTCTTGGAAAGAAACAATCTCGGAAGAGTTTAGAAACGATCCTAATATTTCTAAGTTTACTGAAATAGATGCGTTAGCTAAAAGTTATATCAACGCAACTAGAATGATTGGTCAAGACAAAGTTGCAGTACCAAATGAGAACTCAACAGACGATCAATGGAATGAAGTATATGGAAAATTGGGTAGACCAGAATCACCAGATAAATATAAACTAGAAACTAACTCAGATGTTGTTTCGTTAGATGAAGGTGCAATAAAATCTTTTACAGAGAATGCACATCAACTTGGTTTAAATAATAAACAAGCACAAGGTATCTTAGAGTTTTATAAAAATTCTATGGAAGGTTCTGCACAACAAGCAAGAGTAGATACTGAAACTGCACAAGCAAATGCTGAAGCTGAACTCCGTAAAGAATGGGGTAGAGCTTATGATGATAATATTAAGAAAGCTGGATCAGTTGCTAAAGCAAACATGAACCCACAAATCTTAGATATGGAACTAAAAGATGGTACAAGGTTAGGAGATCATCCAGAAGTTATTAAAGGTTTTGCAAACATTGCAAACATATTATCTGAAGATAAATTAGTAGGTACTGAAAGCGAAAGCGTTGACAGAGGTACAGACTATGAAGCTGAGATTAGTAAACTTGTTAATGATCGAGATGGTCCATATTGGAATAAAGCACATCCAGATCATGACAAAGTAGTTCAACAAGTATTTACTTTGAGAACAATGCTTAATGGATAAAGAAGAATTAAGATTAGAAATACTTCGTATTGTTGTAGAGAATGGATCAGAAAATCAAAAATCTAATCCCTTGCCAATCTGCGAAGAATATTATACATGGATTTCTAAGGCGAATGAAAGTTCGCCTAAGAAAAGTAAGACAATTCGTAAGAACCTTACTGACAACAAGGAATAGACTTGTAGTCTAAAAGACTTTAAATCCAAGAGAAGCCAGAATTTCTGATAACGTCTCTGTTTTGTTTTAACATTAACTTAACATTTAAGGAGACATAATATGTCAACTGAAATAACAAAAGCATTTGTAGAACAATACAGTTCAAATATACAAATGTTATCACAACAAAAAGGATCACTTTTAAGAGATAAAGTGAGACTTGAATCTGTTACAGGGAAGAATGCTTTCTTCGACCAAATTGGTTCTGTAACTGCAACTGTAAGATCAACTAGACACTCAAATACTCCACAAGCAGATACCCCTCACTCAAGAAGACGTGTATCACTTGTTGACTACGAGTTCGCAGATCTTGTAGATGATCTAGATAAAGTAAGAATGTTGGTAGATCCTACTTCTAGCTATGCACAAGCTGCTGCTTTTGCAATGGGTAGAGCTATGGATGATGCTATCATTACTGCTGCAACTGGTGCTGCTGATACTGGCGTAGCTGGTGGTACTTCTGTTGCATTACCTACTGGTCAAAAAATCGCTGAAACTGGAACTGCTGGTTTAACTATCGCTAAATTAAGACAAGCAAAAGAGATTCTTGATTTAGCTAGCGTTGATCCGTCAATTCCAAGATACATCGTAGTATCTCCTAAACAGATCACAGATCTATTAGGAACTACTGAAGTAACTTCAAGCGACTTCAACACAGTAAAAGCATTGGCTCAAGGTGATTTAAGTACATTCTTAGGATTTAACTTTTGTGTATCTAACAGATTGTCAATCGCTTCAAGCAAAAGAAAATGTTTTGCTTTCGCACAAGATGGTCTTGCATTAGCTGTTGGTAAAGATTCAACTGCTAGAATTGATGAAAGATCAGACAAAGGTTACGCAACTCAAGTCTACTATTCTGCTGCATTCGGTGCAACTAGAATGGAAGAAGAAAAAGTTGTAGAAATACTTGCTCACGAAGCATAGTAAATAAATTTTAGGGGGTGGAAGCGAGAGTGAAAACCCCCTAGAGTGCATGAAGAAGATACAAGAATTAAAATCTGTATTACATTTTAAAAAAGATAATTATGTATATAGATATGTTTTGGTAGATAGATTTCAAAATGATAGCAAAAATCATTATGGATTTGATACTAAAGAAGAGAGAACAACAGAAGAAATTTTCGCTTTAGAAAAAGATAGACAGATAAGGCGAAAGTATATTATAAGGAAGTAGTATGGCATCAGTAGTAGACATTTGTAATGGAGCATTAAACCAACTTGGTGCATCAACAATACTTACACTTACAGAAGATTCAAAGAACGCAAGACTTTGCAACGCAAGATATACACAAGTTAGAGATAGTTTATTTAGATCTCATCCTTGGAATTGTTTAATTAAAAGAGTTGAATTAGCAAAAGATACAGAAACTCCTTCATGGGGTTTTAGTTATCAGTTTACTTTACCCGCTGATTGCTTGAGAGTTCTTACGATTTTAAATTATGATTATGATTATAAAATTGAAGGAAGAAAGATTGTAGCAAATCATGGAACAGTTAAGATACAATATGTATCAAGAATATCAGATCCCAATCAATATGATGAGTTATTAAGAGAAACAATATCTGCTGCATTAGCTGCTGACATTGCATACGCAGTTACATCTTCTAACCCTGTTGCTTCTAATATGTATAATTTATTTCAAGATAAATTAAAAGAAGCTAGATTTGTAGATGCTACTGAAGGTCAGAATACTAATCCAGATAATGGTCAATCAGATGTTATTGGATCTTCTTCATTCATAAACGCAAGGTACTAACCCATGGCTAGAGTTGCTGTTCAATTAACGAACTTTACAGGTGGCGAACTATCACCAAGATTAGATGGTAGAAATGATTTACAAAAATATTCTACAGGATGCAAGACACTAGAGAATATGATTATCTTCCCTCATGGAAGTGCAGCAAGAAGAAGTGGTACACAGTTTGTAGCAGAAGTAAAAGATAGTTCTAAAGAGACAAGATTAATTCCTTTTGAATTTAGTACAACACAAACTTATATGTTGGAGTTTGGTAATCAATACATAAGATTTTATAAAGACAATGGTCAAATATTGTCTAGTGGTTCAGCTTATGAAATACCTTCACCATACTTAGAAGCAGAACTTTTTGATATTAAATATGCACAATCTGCAGATGTTATGTATATTTGTCACCCTAATCATCCAGTAAAAAAATTAGCTAGAACAGGTCATACATCTTGGTCACTAACAAGTGTTGAATTTACGAATGGTCCATTTATGGACCACAATATTGAAACAACAACTGTGACAGCATCACATACTAATGCTGGTCAAACAGGAACATTAACTTTATCATCTACTACTGGAGTTAATTCTAATCAAGGTTGGTTATCAACTGATGTTGGAAGATTGGTTCATGTACTTGATGGTCATGTAAAAATTACAGGCTACACATCATCAACTGTTGTAAACATAGAAGTAATATCAGATATATCAAGTGGATCAGCTACAACTGATTTTGCATTAGGATCTTTTAGTTCTACTACTGGTCATCCTTCTTGCGTAACTTTCTTTGAACAAAGATTAGTATTTGCAGCAACATTATCTCAACCACAAACATTATTTTTTTCTAAGTCTGGTGATTACGAAAACATGGATGATAACTATCATGGAACAGTAGCAGATGATGATGCTATTATCTATACGATTGCATCCAACCAAGTAAACGCAATTAGATTTATGACAGCTACAAGAACTTTAATTATTGGTACTGCAGGTGGTGAGTTTGCAGTTAGTGGTGGTGGAACTGATAACGCTATCACACCTACAAATATATTAATTAAAAAACAATCCAACAATGGTGCAGCAAATGTAGATGCTCTAGCTGTTGGTAACGCAACTTTATTTTTACAAAGAGCAAGAAGAAAGTTAAGAGAACTAGCTTACAACTTTGATGTTGATGGTTATGTTGCTCCAGACTTAACAATCCTTGCTGAGCATATTTCCGAAGGTGGATTTAAACAGCTATCGTATCAACAAGAACCTAATCAAATTATTTGGGGTGTTAGAAACGATGGTCAATTAATTGGTTTAACTTATCAAAGAGAACAACAAGTAGTTGCTTGGCATAGACATATATTTGGTGGAGTATTTGGAAGTGGTAATGCAGTTTGTGAAAGTGTTGCTACAATACCTACAGATGATTCAGAATATCAAACTTATGTAATAATAAAAAGAACTATTAATGGTGCAACAAAAAGATATGTAGAATTTATTCATCAATATGATTTTGATGAAGCAGATGATACATCATTTAATTTTTTAGATTCACAATTATCTTATAGTGGATCAGCAGTTACAACACTATCTGGTCTTTCTCACCTTGAAGGTCAAACAGTTTCAATATTAGCAGATGGTGCAACTCATCCAAACAAAGTTGTAAGCTCTGGAGAGATCACATTAGATAGATCTGCAAGTAAAGTTAAAATTGGATTAGGTTATACATCTCTATTACAAACAATGAGAATAGATGCAGGCTCACAAAATGGTACATCACAAAGTAAAACTAAAAGAATTTATGAGATTACTGCTAGACTTTACGAAAGCATTGGTGTGGAGATTGGTCCAGATCTAGATAACATGGAACGAATACCATTTAGATCTTCAGCTAACGCAATGAATAGTGGTATTAATGTATTTACTGGAGACAAAGAAATAGAATTTAGAGGTAACTACGAGACAGATGGTTTTATATTTGTAAGACAAACTCAACCTTTACCTTTGACGATACTATCTTTATATCCTAAACTTCAAACTAACGATGGATAGAATATTAAATATAGTAACATATAAAGCAGAACATGGAGCATACATTATGAAGCAACAAATGAATCATACATTAATGGATAAGGATATGGAGTTTGATGGTAACCCTAGTAACCTAGAACAAGATAACTTAGCATTTACAGGTATGATTTCTGGCAAACCTATCTTTGCTGCAGGTATGAAAATCATTTGGAATGGTGTTGCAGAAGGTTGGGTGTTAGCTACTAAAGATGCTTTAGATCATCCTATAGCTGTAGCGAAAGCTATCAGAAAAGATTTTGCAAGAATTGCTAAAGAAAATAATATCAAAAGAGTTCAAACTGCTGTAAGAGCAAACTATACAACTGGCTTAAAATTTGCTAAGTGGTTAGGTTTAGAGGAAGAAGGATTAATGAAAAAATTTGGCTTTGATGGTTCAGATCAATATATGTATGCGAGGTTATTCTAATGGGTTGGGTATCAGCAGTAGCACCAGTAGTTTCAGCAGGTACAGCAATAATAGCTGGTCAACAAGCATCTGCAAATGGTAAATTTAATCAAGATGTTGCAAACAGAAATGCTTTAATAAAAGAACAAGAAGCAGAAGCTATAGAAGCTAAAAAAGAATTAGATCTTGCTAAATTTGATAAACAGTTTCAAGTTCTTGAAGGAGAGGTAATCACAAAAATATCTACATCTGGTGCAGAACTTTCTGGATCTGGGATGAGAGTAATGAGATATAATGCTGAACAAGCAGAATTAGAAAAAGATATGATAGCTTACAATGCTGAAATTAATAAATCTAGAAAATTTGAAGAAGCTAACTTTGCTAGAATACAAGGTGATATTGCTAGACAAAATGCTAGAATGACAGAACTTTCTTATTATTCAAAAGCAGGAGAATCTTTACTTAAAGCGTACGGATAAATATTATGCCTA